AGTGCTGGTGCGCCTATGGGAAATGGTGGAGGCGCGGCGAACATAACTGGAACCGGAGGTACTGGTAGCGGAACAAATTTTTCTCCATCAAGCGGCGGTGCTGGCGGCGGTATAACTGCGGCGGCAGTTGTGGGGAATATAACAGGTGTATTCAATGGAGGAACGAGTGGCAGTAATCATTTTGTTGGTTTGATAAGCAATGGTGGTATTGCAAGCGCAACAGCAAATGGAGGTTCTGCAACTCCAACTACTCCAAGAACACTATCTACATTGATGATTAATGGTTCTGGTGGCGGTGGAGGAGGTGCTTGCTCATTCGCTACTGGGTCTGGAGGAAATGGAGCAAATGGTTCAGCATACGGCTCTGGTGGCGGTGGTGGCGGATCAACTATTGGTTCTGGAGACCGAAGCAATGGAGGCAATGGTGCGCCGGGAGCAGTAATGATTACAACTTACTTCTAACAATGGAAATCGACGACTGGGCAATAATTAACAAAGAAGGAAACTTCATCGAAATGGTAGTCAGATGGGATGGAAATACGGAAACTTGGCCCTTGCCAGAAGGAACATACGCAGTTAAACGAAAAGATTTGGATTACTCAACTATTAACGAGAAACCACAAGAATGAACGATAATACGACACTCACAGGTATTTTGGGAACCACCACAAGTTTCACGGGGTTTATGGTTTCCATGATGCCGCACATTGAAACTGGATTGCGCCTTGGCGGTTTACTTGTTTCTTTGATTGCTGGCGTTCTAACCATCGTTTATATGTTCAACAAGATTCGTAAGCAATGAACCCTAAACAAATCGCACTTGGAATGATTCTTTTATCATTCGCATTTCTTGCAATGGCATTCTTGACTGGTTGCACAACACTTGGAATTTCCCTACAGACAGACTACGGAAGGATTACATATGAACTTCCAGAACCGAAAGGAACAAAGAAATGAAAATCGTAAATATACTACTTCAACGCTTGAGTGAAAATAGCACATGGCGCGGATTGATTCTGATTGCTACGGCAGTCGGAGTGAAGATCGAACCAGAACTCCAAGAAGCAATCCTTGTCGCTGGACTCGGACTTGTCGGACTCATCAATGTAATCCGTAAAGGCTAATCATGGTTCCTAATTCCAGACCGCAACAAGCGAAAGAAAAGACCCTTGCTATGGTAATCAAAGCAGGGATTGAGGATCGCGTTGCGCTGGTAGGAATAAGGGGATACTATGCAGACTCAATGGGTGTTAAAGGAAAGAATGATCGGGGCATCTATGACGATGCGATTATATTATTATCTCCTTCTGTTCATGCTACTTTCAACGCCAATACTGATCCATCGGTTTTTAAGAAAGGTATCGCTGTTCTTAAAACGGGCGTTCACAGGTATCGTAAGGGGAATCATGGTATCAGTAAACCCGGAGGCGGTTATCCAGCGTTGCGACCTGCTAACGCCAAAGAGGAGTTGCCTGTTACGCGAGACATTACTGGAGACGATATGGGCATCGCTATCAACATTCACAAAGGTAGTTACAAATCGACTTCATCGGAAGGATGTCAAACAATCTATCCTTCACAATGGGACGGGTTCATAAACCTCGTCTATTCGGAGATGAATAGATACAACCAAAAAACAATTCCATATCTATTGGTGGAACAAACATCTTGACAGAAACCTAAACTATCGTTAACGATAAAAACTATGAGTTGCGGAAATTCCAGAAGTTCTAAATGCAATCCATGCGGCCCAAGTGAAGCAGCATTAAACTCGATTGCAGATCGTGCAGCTTATTACGCTCGTATAGCAATAAATGCTTCGGAGACTGGTGGTGGTATTCGTTGGGGATACATTGGCGATGGAGTTGCAGCAACCTTCAACATTGATGGAGCGACCTCAACAAATAGCGCATCATTCCTCGTAACAATTGATGGAGTTGTCCAAGACCCATTGGACTACACAATCACATTTGGATACCCATATACCATCACAATGAACAATCCAGTCCCATCTGGGGATGAAATTGTCATTGTCTCATTGAATGGTAAGACTGGCGCAACTGGCCCCGGAGGAGGCCCAACTGGTGCTACAGGAGCTACTGGCCCGTCTGGTGGGCCTACTGGAGCCACTGGAGCCACTGGAGCGACAGGAGCCACGGGCGTTGGAGCTATTGGAGGATCGGGAACGAATGAAGTATTCTTCTTGAATGACCAAGCTGTGACTGCCAGTTATTCAATTCCATCAACTAAAAACGCAATGACTGCTGGGCCGATTACAGTTAATGCAGGAGTAGTAGTAACAGTGCCAAGCGGCTCAACATGGACAGTAGTATAGAAAATTAAAATTATGCCAGTAACAATTAACGGAACAACAGGAATTACGACACCAGCATTGGTCAACGGAACTGCGTTGGCTTTTCGCAACAAGATTATCAATGGTAACTTTGCAATCAACCAACGCGTATATGTTTCTGGAACTGCGACAAGTGGAGCAAATGAATATACGCTTGATCGCTGGCGTGTAGTTACATCTGGTCAGAATCTGACATTCTCTGCAAGCGGAACTGGCAATATCGTTACTGCTCCCGCTGGCGGCATTGAACAAGTTATTGAAAATCTAAACATCGAAGGTGGCACGTATACACTTTCTTGGACTGGAACTGCAACTGGTGCAGTAAATGGATCAGCAGTATCAAATGGGAGTCAAGTCACGCTTCCTTCTAATACTAACGCTACAATTAAATTCTCAAGCGGAACTGTATCACTTGTCCAACTTGAAGAAGGATCAGCAGTAACTCCATTTGAGAATCGTCCTATTGGAATTGAGTTAGCGTTGTGTCAGAGGTATTATGAGGTTCTCGGATTATTTGGTTCTTCATATTTTCAGACTGTTACTGTTGCTTCTACTGATTATTTTCAGGCAACTGCCTATTACAAGCAACAGAAAAGAGCAACGCCAACATTGGTTGTCACTAATAATGGGAGTGGAACTATTCTAAATCAAATTAATAATGTTCAATCTGCTTCTTTTAGAAGAACTGGAGAATTTGATCAACCTTTAAATATAACTTTTACAGCATCAGCAGAACTTTAATATATGAACTACAAACTCATCTACGATTCTACAAGTATTCTGCGACTTACGGATAACGCATTTATCCCTGCTGATCCTGCAAATACTGATTACCAAGCGTATCTCACTTGGCTTGGTGAAGGTAACACTCCAGAACCCGCTGATCCTCCTGCTCCACCAGATATTGATGCACTTCGCCATACCGCATATGTTGCAGAGTCTGATCCTATCTTCTTTAAATATCAACGAGACGAAGCAACCAAAGAAGAATGGATTGCTAAAGTAGAAGAGATTAAAGCTCGTTATCCAAGGAACTAATTATGGCAACATCACTCTCATTAGAAAATGATCCCAGCCTCGCGCAAGGGTATATCAAGGTCAATGGATCAACAGCAGCTACACTGACTACTGATTCAGTTATTTTGATAAAAATAATTTCAACAACACTTTCTGGAAGCATATCGTATGCTAATGATGTTGCTGCCGCCGCTGGAGGAGTTGCGGTTGGTCAGTTTTATCGCAATGGTTCTGTAGTTCAAATAAGGGTTTCATAATATGCCAACAACAATCGACTCCGCAGGAATTACTTTTAACGACACGACTTCGCTGACGAGTGCAAGTGATTTTGGAAATCAAAATTTAACTACAACTGGAACTATTACTTCTGGTGATATTGTAATCTCATCTGGAACAACAGCAACAACTGTTGGGGCGGCAGGTGGTGCATCTGCATTACCTGCAACTCCGCTTGGGTATATTTCTATTTCCATAAATGGATCAATTAGAAAAATTCCTTATTACAACGCATAACAACTTGACCCGATATTCTGAACTAAATATTATGACTCCATGCACTCCAGCACCTCCATGCGACTTGGAATATCCATTGTTTTGCGAACCCCGCGAGCTTACAGCAATCGCTAAAAGGTTGGTTGTAGAAGATTCTTCCGCTTGCGATAGAACTCTCCAAACTCCACCATCAAGTCAAGTTCTTGTGTCTAACACAAACGGAACAATATCGTGGACTAATGGAGCGAATAATACTGTCCTTCGCAAAACTTCTACTGGCAGCGTTGAGTTTGCTACTTCAAATACTATCCTTCAAGCGGGGCCAGTTGATCTTGGTAGCCAACCATTGACTACTACTGGAGCAGTATCTGTTGGCTCACTTACATCAACTGGAGCGGTTACAGCAGCATCATTGAGTGTATCTGGAACAACATCGACTGCCGCGATTACTTCAAACAGCACTATTCTTGCTAATGGCAACTCGTCCAAGATTGGATACAATACTGGTGCTGGTGGAACGATTACACAAGGTGCAGGGGCAAAGACAAACTCTGTTACTCTGAATCGTCCTACTGGAATTATCGTTACCGATAGCGCGGCACTTGCTGCCGATACTTCCGTTACATTTAACTTAAGCAATTCGGTTATCGAGGCTGCTGATATTGTATTGGTTAGTCACATATCTGGAGGAACGCTTGGTTCATACAACTTCGCGGTGGCTCCAGCGGCAGGCAATACCAATATCGTTATCCGAAATATCACCGCAGGATCATTATCCGAATCTCTTACTCTGCGATTCATTGTAGTTAAAAGTGTCAACGCATAATGCCAGCAGAAGGATCAGTCTTTGATGGATTCACAAGTATCATCGCGCAAGACGCAGATACTCATCCATCGTATTTACCAGAGTCTTTTGTATCAGAGTCGGTAAATAGAACATTCAGAGGCGGGATTAATAGAACAAGACCAAGTATTCGGAATATCCCAATAGAAGCAGGAGCAGAGCAATCAGCGACTATCGTTAACGATATTCAGAACGGAAACTTCCAAGGGGCATATCCATATAGGTCGGTAAAGTATAACTCATCTGATGGTATACTTATATCAGTATCGGGTGTGATCTACTTTTTAAAGATCACAAACAATTTTGCAACAGCATACAAGATTATTGATGGGAATGATCCCGGCATGATGCACACATGGTTCGTGCAAGCTGAAGACCGAGTGTATATCCAAAACGGATACCAGAACGCAATCGTATGGGATGGGGACTTAACAATCCCTGCTTATCGATTGAATCCATACAATAGAAAAATGCCGATTGGAACTGTCATGGAGTATGCTTTCGGGCGAGTTTTTGTTTCTGATAGGTTCAATCAAATTTACGCATCAGACATTATCTACGGAAACGGATTTACTGATACAACCAATACCGAGAACTTTACTGAGATTACTTACTGGGCAGAGGGTGGCGCATTCTCCACTCCATCGATGATGGGGAATATTACCGCGATGAAGGTAATGCCACAAATCGGAACAAACCTTCGCGGCCAAGGTGAGCTTGTTATCCTAACTGGCAATGGAGCGTTTAGCATGGATGTATCTATTCCAAGGACGCAGTGGAATACTTCAAATATTCAGCGCATCTCACTTCTTGGGCGCGGATGCACAAGTCCGTATGTTGGGCTGGCTAACTCGGAGCTTTGGTTTAGATCACATGATGGTTGGGCATTCTACTCAAATAGCCAATCTGAATTTGCGAGATACTTTTCACTTCGTAAACTATCGAGAGAAGTGAACAAGTGGGTAGAAAATGATACTCCTTGGTTGAAACAATTCGCTTCTACGATGTTTTTTGATAACTATCTAATCAGCACAGTTGCCCCTCAGACGTATCGCGCAGAAGGTGTAAAGGGCTTGAATAGGTATCATCGCGGCATGGTAGTTCTTGATCTTGACCAATCTTCTTCACCCGCACCAGATGCACAGCTTAAATTTAATTGGAATGGAATCTGGACAGGATTTAGACCAACGCAATTACTCACAGCATTGATTGATTCTCAAAAACGTGGGTTTGGATTCTCGTTTGATAAAGACAACAAGAACCGACTTTACGAGTTCACAATAGCCCAAGGCGATGATTACGGGCCTAATGGAAGCAGGCAGATTGATTCCTTCTTCACAACTGGCAGGTATGATTTTAATCGAAGCGGAGCTACAAACAAGTTCCTCCGCAAAAAGATTACGGGTGGAGAAATGTGGATGAGTGAAATCAAGGGGATAGTAGATAGTTCAGTTGAGTTTCGTGCAGATAGCAATCCATGCTGGTCAGAACTCAAAGTTCCTACAACCTATGGGTGTAATCCATGCTCTCCACAAGTAACTGAGTGCATTCCGCAAAAAGGTGGTAATCGCTATAAACGCTACAAGTTTAACACACCAGACCCAAGCGAGTGCAATGACTTGGCGGGAATTCCATCGGTGGAAGGAAGTGAGTTTCAGATCAAAGTCAACCTAACCGGAACCGCTACAGTTGATCGAGTAAGGCTTATGGCAAACATCAAGAATAACGATGACTCACCAGTTGGCGACTGCCCCGAAGAAAATCAAGAGTGTGAACCATTTTTGTGTTGCCAAGAAAAATATTGGGAATATAATATCGTAAATTAAGAGCTATGGATAACGCCGATTCATCCCCTTCAATTATTTTTCCGAATGTTCCAGATGATTTTTGTCCAACTGGAAACTGGGCTGATGTATTGCAAGAGTTTATTGACCAAGTTCTTTCAAACGGAACGATCAACGTTCCGGGTCTGGGCGATGTAACTCCAGAAGAAATTGCTACTATCAATGCAACTCTTACTGATCTTCAAAATCAAATTGATGCTATTGAAGATAACTTCCTTGTAAGAAAGGGAACTATTACTTCAATTCCTGTTGGAGATTCTATCCAGACAGTTTCATTTGCAGCATTTGCAACCAATGTGTTTTACGCTGGCATTACTCCATACTGCAACGCAACAATCGGTGCATCAGCTACACCTTTGTTTGCTATCGTTGACGGCAGCAAAACAACAACTGGATTCAATATCCGAGTTGAAAACAACATTTCTCAAATTACGCAGATAGATTGGGTTGCGATCTATTCTGTATAAACCAAGCAACAAACAAAATAAAAATATGACACCACTAAAAGGAACTGATCCGAAACTCGTTAGCGGCGGCTCACCAACTCGCGGTATGATCCGTGAAGGTATGGGCAATATGCCTAACTTGGGCAAGAAGAAGCCAAGCATCTACACGACTGCTGGCACTCCCAAGCAAGGCTACCAGAAATAATTATCGGAAACGATAATCCCTATGGCTGATACCCTCGAAGAGATGGTAGAGCTTGTGAAGGGGTTCGTCGGCGACTCTGGCACTTGTTCAGATGATCGCGCAATAAAGGCGATAAACCAAGCAAGGCGACTACTCTGGAATAAACGGGCATGGACTACTCAAGAAGAGTATGTCCAAATTTGCTGCGTGAACGATTGCTTCACTCTGCCAGCCCGTTACGAGCAAATCAAACTTGCTTGGATCGGGGATGAATCTGCCAGCCTCGCTGACGAATGGTTTAATGCGACGAACGCTTTTGCTCTTCAAGCAGGTAACTCATGCCATAGAGGAATTGTAGAAGTAGGAGGACTTCACGTTCTCTTCCGCGACTATACAACGCATCCATACCAAATCGGGGTAATGGCCGAGGAAGCTGAAGACATCGGCGTAGAGTTGATGTTTGAAGCGCAAGACCAGTATGACACCTACCACAAGGTCAAGGTAACTACTGCCAATCCTCCAACGCTGGCAAAGTCTGATCTTATTGTGAAAGGGATTCGGTCAGTAACCAAGCCAGTAACTAAAGGTAGGATTCGCGTGTATGCCTACGATACTGCATTGGAAGCAAAGACGCTGATAGCAATCTATCAACCCAACGATGCTCATCCTACATTCCGTAGGTTCAAAGCACCGAAGACTTGCGAGTGTATTACTCTTTACGCATCAAAGAAATACTTTGACCTAACCGACCCGAAAGAGTTGGTTGAGTTCATCCCAGATGCAATGATCTATGCGGTTCTTGCATTGAACTCGCGTGAGAATCGTAAGGCGCAAGAGTTCTTGAGTAACCTCGCATTGGCCGTGCAAGAACAAGAGAAAGAGATG